AGAGAGTTTTAGAGCCATTGATTCGATCCTTATTCAAGAGAAAAGGGGGAGCCGGTGAAGGCTCCCCCCAGGTTGTTTGGGGACGCTAAATTCTAAGCATCCGTGATAATTGCACAAGCTCGCAGATCTTCCGCTTCCACAATTCCGGGGTACAGATTCGCCACAGCAGAAGTAAGGCCATTGTCCGCATCACGAGAACTCTCGACCACCAAAGCTCCAGCGTCAAGGATGATGTTCTGCTGTGGAATATGTCCTTGCATACTGCCCACGGGGGCCAAGGTATAGGCAAAGGCTCCCTTAGCATACATGCAACCGCACCTATCAGCCCCAGCGTTAGCGGACTGAACCCGTTCTGCTTGATAGAACTGGATTCCATTCCAAGACCCTTGATAGCCCGGTCCTTTCGTGGCCAGCATCTCAGAGGTAGCGGGTGCCCACTGCATAGCTCCGGTTTCTGCTCGTAAGCTGGAACGAAAATCGTTCATCTGGGTGCTGTGAATTACGGCAGTATAAGGAGCGTCCGCAGTTGACATAGCGTTCGAGCTATTCAACTGAAAAGCCGCAGAGTAGATATTGTCCACTGTCAAATCAACACCCGTACTCCCGACGCTATTCGCAACCGAAGTAAACAGCGCGGTAAGGAGGTCCGTCATGGTCAAGGCTACTCCATCTTGCAGAGCCTTGACGACCGTTGACAGGTCAATAGGTCCACCGCTTACGCCGAACAAATCGCTCAATTGATACTTGCGCAAATAACGCGCAACCTGCAATTGGAAGCGGGAAGTGGTGTACGCAGAATTGGCTACGTTCGTTCCGACGATCTCAGACGTTGCAGCAGTAAAGGAACCCGGGACAGCGTTTTGAGACACGTCCATAGTGTCAGAGCCGTAAGCATTCCACCCGTAAAAGTCGAGGGTTTGCCTAAGATCTGTGGGGTCCCAGAGCTGTTCTGCGACCAGGGCAGAAAGTACAGAGGAAACACGTCCACCGTTGGATGAGAGTAGACTAAAAGTAACTTCGTCGGCCATAATAAAACCTTCCCCATAGAGGGAGTAAATAGATAGATTCAATGTATCCGCGTCTATTTACTCTCATGTCGGAGAGAGGGCCGATAACGCGCTGTCTAAACCGTAACACAAAAAGAGATTACCGGATAGCACCCTCAGATCGGAGTTGTGCAAGAATAGCCTCTTTTGCTTCTCCAAGACCTCCCCGAACTCCTGCTTTGCGGGAAGCGTTGACGATTTCCTCATAGCCCCAAGCCTTCCCATTGTGCGCAGCAGGTTGCGACGTTCCCGCGTTGGGGTTGCCCGTGGGAGTAGAAATAGCAGGAGGTTGCGTCTCCTCCTGGACCTCCACCTCTGGAGCGCTCGGGACAACGGGAGGAGCTTCGGGGAGCTTCTGCCCTCCTTGCAAAAAAGGACGCAACAAAGGAGAAGGGTTCTCCCGCTGGGTCTCCAGCCATTGATCGAAAGTCTCCTTTTCGTCCGTTGGATTCCAACGAGACCTAACGAACTCCCGAACCTCCGGATCAGATACGCCCACGCTCAATAGGGAAACGTCTTGGCCATGGGTTCGCACGGTAGCTGCATGCGTCTTCTCCAGTCCTCCAAATTTCTCCTGGAGGTCTTGGATAGTCTGCATTGCAGCTTTGAGAGACTCCTCTATCTTTTGTCGCTTCGCTGTCTCTTCCCGAAGGCGGAAGGAGGGGACGGTCGCCTCTCCCTCGGTTGCGGTTCCCGCTTTGTTCTCTTCGCTCATGGTGTCGTCCTTTCGGGGGTATCGCTCCCCGCTGCGTTATTTATTCTGGAGTAGAAGTCCGAAAAGATCTACCCACTGATCCCATTATCTGATCGGCTACAGACGGGGGAAGGTTAAAGAAATTCGAGAGCATAGATACCCCCGCATCTCTGGGGAGTTCCCCAGCCGCTACCGATAAAACGATAGATTGCGCGCTAGTAACCTGTGCTCCATCTAAGCCAGAAAGAGCCCCGCCCCCGGGTACTGCTTGTGCCCCCTCTCCGCTCCTCGCAGCTTCCGCCATTACCTCATCAATCCGGTCTACCGCTAGCAGTCTCTCCACTGCATCGCTATCTGAGACGATCTCCGGGTTCAAACGCCTCACTGCATCTATCCGACTAATAACGCCTAGAGATAGTTCCCTTTCTATCCCTTCCGCTTTTGTCTTCCTCTCCTCCGGTCCTTCCCCTATGCCTCTATAATTGATCGAATAGTCCCGGGGATTTGTGGGGAGGTTGTGCCCCCCGTAAGCGTTCGATAACTTCGCAGCAGTAGCCAATAGGGTCTGATCCGCAATCCGGAGAGCGGGCTCTATCTCCCTCTGCTTCCTGCGCTGTCCCTCTCGGCTTACGACAATAGCGTATCCGGACTGTGCGCCTGTCACCTGCAAGTCGCTGGGATTTAGTCCCGCGTAGGTGGATAAACCAGACTCATAGATCTTTAGCGCCTCCGCAGCAGATAGAGGGTCCATGGCTGGGGAGAACTGCGAGAGGATTCCTCCCGTGGGTCCCGTGCTTGAGAATTTAAGGATGGACTTGCGATCTGTCGGTATGACATCGATGGAGACGTTGCCAACTCGCCTTGAAATACCAGCTTGGCTCTCTACGTCCAGGCTATACCGCTGGGGGTAAGCGCAATTAATGAATCCGTCCCCCCAGTGCGTATAGAGTGAAGCGAGCCTCAGAGAACCCCGCACCAACTCTATCCCCTTTTGCCAAGACCACAAACGAGAGCCGATAGCTTTATGGTACAAAACATAAGGAAGGACGGGGAGACCCTCGTGCATGTAGGGATATTTCCCTACAAGTTCAGGAGCGAAGATGTGGGTAGCGTCCTGTCTGTCTCCGTTATCGTTAACTGCATCCACGCGAAAGATAGGGTTCTCCGGATCGGATACGTCCCAGACTTCCCAAGTCCAAACAGTGTCCCCCGCTGGAGTCGAACGAGGACGCACCTCCTCCACTCGGAGGGGGCTATCCGGTTGTGCGGGGTCTGCCTTCAAGACCACGGTGTCCGGAGTGACCAAGCGATAGGAACATTCAGAGGTTGACTCGTTCCAGTAAGCCCAATCAACACGGACAACCGCCTCATTTAGAGCATGGACTATCAGCCCCGTCTGTGCTTGCTGTGGCCAAAGGCGAGGGGTAAGCACGGGGGATAGGTCCACCTCTCCGGACTCCTCAGAGACCCGAACCTCCGGCGAGGTGGAGTAGGCCGTGTTTAATTGATTGTATACATGCAGGAAGACATTGCGGGACACGTCTGCACTTATCTCCAGGTCTGCGGCTATTTCCGCCGCAAACTGAGATCTGATATCCTCCTGCACGTCTTGTATATGAGCACCTTCCAGGAGCCTCAACCGTAGCCCCTGTTCATCCCACCGGGCTTTCTCTTCCACAGAATCCGGACGAACGTGCGAAGGAATCGTTACCATGCGAACCACCTCATGAGATTATTAACCTACCAGATCCGCTCTGTAAGGAGGGAGAGAGGTATACCTCGCTAATGTACCCCATTCCATCGAATGCGTCCTTTTCAGAGTTATTACTCCCGCGCCAATGGCGCAGGGTATGGATAAGCCGCGAGCATTTAACATGGACTCGGAGTCTGCCGTCTACGCAAGCATTGGAGATAAGGCGCACCCGAGCATTTACAGACCCCCTCCCTTTGTATGGAACCGAGATCCGGAAGGGGGGCCGAGAGGTCTCCGCCAAAGAAGCGAAAGCCCTACCCATTACCTCATTCATACTAAACCCCATCCCAAGCCGTCCAGCGCTATTTGAGTCCCCGCGAGCGTCTGTTATCTCGTGAGGTGCAACTCCCCACGCTTTCATCATCTTGAGGACCTCCCGCGCCTCCTCTATAGGAGTGGAGCGGTCTGTATTGCTGTATTCGCCCAGCACCCAAACAGTATGCCCATCCCACGCCACTAAATAGCAAATAGACTTACCGGGGAGCTCTCCGTGGTCCCAGCCCAATCCCAGAGCCTCCACGTGCTCCGGAGCTTCGGAGTCCTCGAATAGGTTCTCTTCTGTGAAGCCCGTGACCCAGCGTCCCTCGCTCAAGCCCTCCCATTGTGACAGTATGCGCTGATTAAACTCCCAAGGACTGCACTCGTTCCTCTGCGCTTCTATGTCTGCGGGGGTTCTGTGTGGCGCGTTCTCATGGTTTAATTCAATATGGGAAACATCCCACCCCTTTTCCGGGTCTATATTCTCCTCGCTATTTCCCTCGATGAGATTCCGGAACCACCCCACCGGTCGGCCTATGGGGGTAGCGGTTACCCACAATGGCCCAAGGTCCATAGCGAGCCGAGCACGGAGACCCTGGAAGTGCTGCATTTTTGGCGGCTCATCGACCCATGAATACTGAATTCTGGCGCCTTCCAGACTGAGCACGGATTGGCAACATCCCTTGCCCACTAGCAAACCCCCGCCGTATTTAGCGGAGACCCTTACGATCTTTAGTCCTCGGTACATATAGCCCACCCCGGCCACGTACCGGCAAGAGGGGTCAAGCACTCCGGGGGGCTGTAGCTCATGCATAGCCTTGGAGATAGTTCTCCATCCGGTAATGAGGTCCGGAGATAGCAACCAGCCCTCAGAACCCGGAGCAGGAACAGACCGGAAGGGGTGAGAGCCGAGCATGTGGAACCACGATTCTGCAGCCCCAGCGTAAGATTTACCGATCTTGTTAGCGGCTATTAACGCTCGCTTTCGAGACTGGGAACTATGGAAAGCGAGCTGGGGAGGACTCATACCTCCTGCCCCAGGAGCAAGGACAGAATAACCCATAAGCGGATCCGCTTGGAGAGCTTGGGCAGCTCGCAGAACCACAGCGGCCGCTCGGTTAGCCTGCATTTTTCAAGGCCTCCCGCAGTAACTCCGGAGGGAGAGCGCGAAGAGC